CTGGCTTTTGTCCATCGCTACTGGGTCGAACTTAAAATCGACCAATTCACGAAAGGCTCCCCGTTGTACAAGAGCGTTAAGCTGCTCGCACAGGGGGCCGCCCAGGACGGCGCATTCCGACGAAAGAGACTGGATAAAAGAGAGGGTTTTACCCCGCCCTTTGCTTTCTTCGAACCGTAACATAGCTCCTCCTTATAGAGCAATGCAGAGGGTTAGTCGAACTGTTTTACCTTCAGTTCGGCTGGATGAGGCTAATGAACGCCTGCGTCACCGGGAGCACGGAAGACTTCCATGCATCGGCCGCCGCGTTGTTTGCCAGAGTGCCGGTATTCGTGGTGCTGGATGCACCTTGGAGAAGACCGGCCATCATCCGCAGGGTGTTCGCTCGATCTGCGATAGTAGATCGCATCGAGCAAAACATTGTGAAAATCGCCGTGGTGACATATGCCATCGCCGGCGGCGCCACATAACCTGCAGAAGTTCCCGAAGCACCCAGGGTCTCCATCACGGGGACCTCGAGCTTCGCTGTTGCCTTGTAGTCGCCCGATTTCACCTTCTCGATCGAGAAAGTTAGTCTCGGTTGACAATCCACCGGCACGTTGGCCACCGCCGCCCTCCAAAAGGGAAACGGTGTGTCCGTGATCGGGGTCAAGGTGAACTCTGTCGGAGTTCCATCGTCTTTGACGAGAAGATTCGTCATCGCGCCCATTGTTGGGGCTCCTATGGTTAAGTTGAGAAACAGAGACACTAGACCGCGGCTTTTCCGCGGAGAAGTGGAATGGCATTCCAGTAAGCCCCACTTGAGGCGAACAGATGCCTCCTACCGTAACCTCTGATGTATCAATGCAACCGCATTCAGCAGGCGTTTAGGCGAAAGTGCCCTTGGCATGCTATTGAACGTTGGTGCAGGACAGCTAAGTGATGTCGAGAAGGTTCGCTTTGTAGTGAACCACAATTCCCGCTTTTGTTGGGTCTTGTATGAAGCTCCAGAGCCGACAGTGCCGGCCCCGACAACCCCACTCTTGATACCACCTCTGTCTGTAGTTAAGAACCTGCCCTTAAGCGCCGGGATTACTCCCCACGCCGAAAGATAGGTCCCGACCGGGATAAACCAATCTACTACAAACGAATACGGAACGACTTCCCACGCAATTGCTGCTGGGTTAGTCAGGCCCATAGACCGAGCCAGCGATAGTTCCTCGTACAGATCAGCTTTGATCCTTCTTGAGTACGTAACGCTGCAAGGCCAACTATAGCCTGCCGGTGAACTAGACAAGACCACGACTTTCCGTCTAGCACCTGAAGACACAGAGAACTGTAACGACCGCGCCTTAGACATCGCCGACAAAGCCTTAGAGGCCTCGTAGCTCTGCCCAATTAGCGGAAGAAAAGCGTACTGTGTTTCAAGCCATCGGCCAGACAAGTCCTTAGCGACTGATCGCTTGGACCCACGCTGACCACTCCCCAGATCCTTTAATGCACCGGGAATGTTCCCATGCTTCAAGTTTAGGAGAGCAGAACCGATAGAGCGAAGGTTCTTCAGAATTGTCCCATAGGATTTACCGGCCTCAGCAAGATTAATGCCAAGATCGAAGGAGTGGCCCCTAACTTGCTGCGCCAGCTTATCAAGCAGGCGTAACTCGTCGTTGCTACTCCACCCTACGGTACTCTGAATATCAGCCACACCCATCTCGGGAAGAGGTCCTACGACATTCCCGATACCTGTTTGTGTCTGCTTATGATGAACCATAGTATAGCCGTTCCACTTGGATCGGGTTCCCCCTTGCCAAGTCTCGTACTTCCCGTTAGAGCCGGACCACTGCTTTCTAGCAGCGATCTGGCTTGTAGAGAAGCTTCCGAAGGACCAACTACCGCTTGTCATACATCCTCTCAATCCCTTTCAGAAGGCCAGAAGTAAGTGCCCAGCAAGGACTGGTTGCCTTTTCGCAAGAATTCTGCGCAAAAGCGCAGATACTCAGCGTCAAGATCAGTCCAAGCATAAGGATAGTCAAGCCAGCGACCCTCCATTCCCGTTTCCGGGAATAGCGATAGCTGACGCGGCGTCTCCCCATTTTTAGGCTCCATTCTGGTTACTCCGTTAAGGAAAGTTAGGTCTGTATATGCGCAATTTTGCGGCACGCTGACTAGGCGTGCGACGTGCCCTCCAC